TTTCAATTAGCAATCCTTTTTCACCCGTACTATCCTTTGTCTCCTGTGTACGGAAATGTATTACCACATTGGGTTTATCCCAAAAATGGGGAGATACGTACTTTACCGGCCCCGTTTTTAACTCCTGTATCCTATTGATAAGCATGTCATGTTCTCTAGCCAATTTGTTGGAGGCCAATATTTGCCCCTCTTGTTCCAATTTGTGTCGCTGTAACACAATAGCGTCTCTTTTCGCGTTTAATTCTTCTATTTCCTGATAATCAGGCTCTACCTTATCTTTGGGCAATGACAGTGTCCACACTTTAGCTGTCTCCGGTATACCCCCCGGCACATTGTAATCGGACCATGGGTCTTTTCGATAATGAACAAACCCATCTTTCAAGTTTCTTTGTTCCTGCTTTTCTCCCGGAGTTAACGCACGTTCTGTTTTTGCTATTCTATCCAATTCCTTTATGCGGTTTTTTTGTTCTTCTGGTAATGTTGTTCCGTGCGTTTGCTCCCTTACTGCCCACTCCCCTTTCCCTAGTTCCAGCATCTCCATTATATCATCTTTTTTTACTCCACCCTTTTCCCCCTTCTTACTTTCAATCCACGCTGTTAACCCATTCCACATGTTCTCGTCTTTTATATGGGGGTTCTTTGCCCCCCACGCATTTATCCGTTTTATCCATTCCTCAGCTGGGGCTTTCCCCTCCCCCTGTGCAGACAGTTTTTCTTTGGTGGGGGATAGCCATCTGTCCAAACCCTTAAGTATAATGTCCTGTGCTCCGCCTAACCCCATACCTAATGTTATGTTTTTATCCGAAGCCCCTTTACTGTACTTTGCGTTTGCTTCTTCGTTTTCTCTTTTTGACACCCTGCTCACGTAGCTGTCCGCCTCCTCTTTGGAGGGGAAGAATGCATGAGAAATCCCTGTATCACTATGGACAATTACTGTGTACCCTTTCCCGTCTTCTTTTCCCTCTACCTTTATCTTTGTGTTCTTTTTTGCCAGTTTGTCGAGAATTTTCGTCCAATTGATTGAAGGATTAAAGAGATGGTTAAATACTTGACCTAATATATCATTGTTTATATGCACTGTATGTACTAGTTTGTCCGCAGCTAAGGCTATTTTGGTAGGACTAGTAGATGACTCTATAACATCCTGTAATGTGTTTACTTTACCTAGAATCTTATTACTAGTCTTTTCCCATTCACGACGCTCTGTTGGTGTTAACCCCTCTTCTACTTCATTCTCTAGCCTGTTGCGCACATAGCTGTTAAATCCGTTAGCTATAGTTTTAACATTACTTTTTAACATTCTAATATTTCTAGGGTTATGATCCCCTTCAGACAGTTTAATATATGCGTCCATAAAGGATACAAAGGATGCTCCCCCCTCTTGAGTTTCTTTACTACTCTTTAGACTATCTGTATTAGAATGGTCCAAGTATTGGTCTAGTCCTTTTTTGTTTACCTCTTTTCCCCCTTTGGGTTCGGCCTGTGTGGAAAGTTTCTCCTTAGTGGGGGAAAGCCAACGATCAAGACCCTGCAGTATTTGGTCGGGCACAGCACCTAGCCCCATGCCTAGTGTGGTTCCTTTTTTAGTAGAAGGATATGTGTCTATCCTTAAAGCCACCACGTTATCTAGTTGATTATACTTGGAGTCTATTGTAGAGTAGCCTAGTATAGAATCATACCCCATTTTCCTTGCCTGATGAAAAGATATATTTTCTGAAATTATACGATTAATATGGCCTAACGCTGTGTAGGATACATCGGGTCTTTGCAACCAATTAAATATTTGTTCCGCAGCCCTGCTATCCCCCCCATTATCATTCAGAAATTTTCTTATACTATCAGCACTAGGGGTTTCCCCCAGTTCTTTTTCTGTCTTTTGCCTCAAAGCCCTGGATTCTTTTACCCCTAATATACCTTCCAAAGTGGTGTACCCCAACCCATCTGCTCCGGCGTTTCTTACTACTAGAGGGTTATTAACTGTGATACTTCCAGATACTTTACTAGATCCCCCCATCCCATACTCCCCTGTACCTTTATACCTACCGCTTCTTGCAGAGGGGGAATAATATACCCCACTAGTCATAGAGGGGGAACCAGTAGACCCTGGGTTTTGAAATCGAGTGACTTTTATTTTAAGTCCCTCAGGGGTTACTTCTATTCCTTTACCCTGTGATAAAACCTCCGCAAACCCCGCATCAGTTACGCCTTTACGAATTAGACCATCTTCAATATCCAACACGTCACCGCTCCATTCCTTGGGGGCGGTACCTGGGTTTTCTTTTCCCCCTCCTATTTTCTCCAAGGATGCCCCTTCCCCTGAGGCCCCTGTAGTACTCTTTAATGAGTCTACAGTGGTATTAGCCAAATACCTATTTAACCCCCCCACCTTTTTCTGCGCCTTGTTCATGTCCTGGCTATGTAACTCCTTACTTTTCCCTTCCCCCCCTTCTTCTACTGTGGCCACCCATTCTTCGTACAGTTCCGGCCTATTTTTCTTCATCCACTGTTTTGCCCTTGCCCTTGTCATGAACTTTCCGTCCGGTCCCATGAATCCACGCTCGTGTTCTGCGTCTGGTCCTATGTCATGAGCTTTCATTACGTCCGGGTGGGTGTCCCCTATTTTACCTGCCATTACCGTTTTCCCTTGCCGCACTGCAGGTACAATAACATTGATACTATCGCCGGTTTTTTCCTTCCATTCTTTTGCTTTATCCTCAGTAATAAATTTACCTTGCGGCGTTACATATCCTTTTTTTCCGGTTTCTTCCAACCATTGTCCTACTCCATGACTTTTTATTATATCGTCGGGAGTTTCTCCGGGGAACCCTTTAGTAATGGTCCCATCTTTAAGTTTTATAGCTGGTACAAAATAATCCCTTATTCTTTGGCCGGAAGATTTGGGTTCCTCCCCTGTTTTTAACATATCCAATATATCTCTAATAACTTCAGGTTCTTTGTTACCTTGATTTAACTCAAATCCATATTCTAGTAATCCTCCCCCCAAATGTTGTTTATTGGCTATGGAATCCACGGCTATTTTTATTTCGTGGGGGTTGGTAGATGTTTCTAATGTGTCCAAAGTTTTTTGTACCCATTCTTTACTTATCCCTTCCCCACCTATATCCATTGTTTCCTTGTTTCTGTTAAAATCTTTAAGCATACCAATGGATAAATTTTTCAAACTTCTTAACTCTCTGTTGTTTATATTTCCGTTGGCTAATTTGATATACCCATCCATCCATGATAGAGCTTTGTCCCACTCATACGTAGCACCTTCCTGCCTGAAAGATTCCCTATTTTCACTGTTTTCCCATTTTTTTGTTTTTTTATCCCCTCCCAGTATATAATCTACATACTTTTTTACCCCCGGAGGTATAGATCCACCCCCAAACCCTATCCCTAATTTAGTTCCTCCCCTCTCCTTTTCTACTTCATTTTCTCCCCACTCTGTTTCTTTCCGATCGGTGAACACTCCCGTTTTCCCGTTTACCCACCCTGTTTCTATTTCTGATGACTCCTTTATTCCCGGTATATCCTTCATCGGGTCGTGACCTACCCCGGTAAGATGTGTTTTGCCATCTACCTTGACCGCGGGTAAAAATCCCTTGTCTAACCATAATGGTGTCTCCGCTTTATCTTCTGCAAATTGTGTCCTGAACCGTGCCATTGTATCTTGGGTAATGGTGGGGTCCACATCAGGTTTCTTACTTGTGCTCCCCCTCTCCCCTATTTCCTTATTTAACTTTGCCGCGTTCCTCCCCAGTTCTTTTATCCCTGTTCCGCCTTTTCCCGGTATTCCGTACATTGCCCCTGTTATTGCGGCTTCCCCTACCTGTTCCGCCGTACCACCCTGTGCTGCGGCCTGTGCTCCGAACACTCCAGCATTTGCCCCTATTCTTGGTGCGGGTGTCAGCTGTCCAGTTTGTCCTAATGTTAGTTTCATTAGCGCCCATTCTGCGGCTCCCTTTGCCGCTCCTACGATCTCGTTTCCGCCTTGTTCCTTTGCCCTTGCCGCACCTTTTGTTGCTGCGGCCCCTGCCCCCGCTTCAAAATCTGCGATTCCAGTTGGGGCTTCACCAATAGCCTTACCTATGAAATGCAGGGCTTTACTTATCCCACCTTTTTGCGCTATGTTCTCCCAATACTGCGCATTGGATTCATATTCTTTTATTGCTCTTTTGAAGAAATCTGGTCTTGCTCCTGCACCCAGTTTTTCATTTAGGTAATTATACATGGTGTTGAGGCCTGATGCTGTACTGGCGAATCCTTTGTTTACTCCTTCCGCCATTGCCACCCCCACATTTCTTACTGGTCTGAAAGGTGCTGATGGCGTATTAGATTTGGGTTGTATCATATTATTCATCATCTGCACAGGGTCATTTGCACTATTTTGCGGTTGCATCTCTTTTTGCGGCGTGTAAGATGAGGGGGGTTGTATTTTTTGCCCCGTCACCACGTCTTTTTGCTTGTCCTTGTATACCTGTGCTATCCCCTTCATCACTCTTTGTATCACGTCCGGATTTGTGTCATCAGGGAACCGTGCTACAGGCTTACCATCCATTGTTGTGGTTATAGGCATAGTGTTATTTATCCTCCCCTGTTACCAGATTTCCATTACTGTCGAAATTCATTATCTGAGGTATTGCCCCATATCCACCCATTTTTGTGGATACCTTGGCCTGCCATTGTGCCCCTTTATTTATTGCAAATGCCAATCTTGCTTTGTTGGTGGGTAACCTAAGCACTGAGTCTGCTACTGCTAACCCTATGTTTTTAATAGCCAGTAATTTACTCCCAAATCCCACCGCATCTGTGGCCGCTTCTCTGTTTATGGTATGTTCTATTGCTCTTATTAAATCCAGCCGTGCGGCGGATTTGGGGTTTAAATATGCTATTTCCGGCGATATCTTCTCCAGCTGTTTCATGGCCGCTTCCGCTATGGATTTTTTTGACTGTTGAGTAAATTGACTTTTCACATTTACTATAGCATTTTTTACATCCCATTCCACTTCATCACTTAATTGTACCTTAAGAGCCTGAAGTTGGCGAGGCGAGAATTTTTTACTGTACCCTGATTTGGCCAGATTTTCCTTTTCTATCTTATCCACCACCCCCACTGCTTCTACTCCGGACGCTGTGGCTTTTTTCTGTATAGGAGCCAATGCGTTTTGTATAAATGGGGTGTCAGGGGTTTGTTTTCGCGCTCTGTTTACTAGGCCATTTATCTGTTCTGTTATATCGTTTACTTTTGATCGGGCTTTGGCCATCCCATAATTGTTGGGTATTATTTCATCTTCTAACCCAGCTTGTATCATATTTTGTCTTTTGGTAAGTTCACTACCTTTGTATAACCTATCCCATTTGTCTCCTGACGGGGTTTTTATTGCCCCTCCGTACAGTTTCTTGGCTAGGTCTGTTTTGGCCAGTGCAGAGCCGGCCATGTTTATTCCTTTAGATAGAGCTTGTCCTCCCATCTCCATTCCGGTACCTTCGACAAATGCTTTTCCTGTCCGGGAGGCCATGTCCAGAGCATTTTGCGGAGTTACTCCTTCTATCTTATCCGCTATGGTTCTACCCCCTGTGTATCCCAATCCTGCACCTGCCACCGCTCCGACAGGACCTGCTGTTGCCCCCCCTACTACTCCTCCTGCTAATGCTCCACCCATTTCCAGAGTGGGGCGGACTACAGGCTGTACCGCGTCCCATATTTTCCCTGGTATGGACCGCGTAGTACCAATTGGAGGGGTGGCACCACCTTGTATCTCCCCCTGCCCTCCCGCTTGCAACCATTGCAGCGTCGGGGAGCTTACCTTATCCCAATCCTTTTTTTGGATTGCCTGCAGATCTTTTGAGGGAACTTTATCCCAATCTATATCAGCCATTATTTTATCACCCCTCTTTTCTTGAGTACCTGCATTATAGCTTCGGCATCCTCACCTGATACGTCAAATGCGGGTATGCTGGATTTTGGGCTACCCCCAATGTTTAATTTTTCAATTCCCCTTAATGTGTAATCCATAGCTTCTTTAGAAGAATTTAGTCTCATGTTAGCCTGCTTCTGTGTAGCGTCTAATACTATCATTATATCCTTTACTGGCAATGTTTCATCATGAATTTCTTTCCACTGCTTTTGTGCCTGCTCTCCCAACTCTCTAATGGACGCTGCACCACCTGTGGATAGTTTACCTATTTCATTGCTTATTTCAATCAGAAACGACTTAGCAGCGGCTTCTTCACCACTGCCGGTAACTTTGGTTCTTAGTTGTTTTATAGGTATATTAAGCAACTTCCATTGGGTTCTGGGCAACTTACTGTATATATCTTTTACCTCCACCACCTGCTTGTTCAGGTTCATTACGAACCCGTTCATCATATCATATATTTTACGTTGATTACTTACAGACTTGTCTTTCGCTTTCAAGTCGGCTCGTGCTGCAGCAATCTGTGTGAGGGATATTTTATTACTGTTTATATAATTGTAATAATCTTCCCCAAATTTAGTATAACTATACCTATCTCCCCAGGAAAAATCTGGTTTTTTACCTGTTATAAGTTTATCTAAAATTGCGGACGTTTTTGCCTGTGGTGACCATCCTTTATATGATCTACTTTCTACCCGCGCTTCTTTGCGGAGTTCCGCCCCCTCCCTTAACACAATAGTATTAGCTGCCCTGTTTCTGGCTTCTTCCGCGTTTTCTTTCCTTACCTGTTTTGAAGCCTCAAATCTGATTTTGGGAGTTGACCAATCCGGGTGCTCTTCTTTTAACTGATTCTCTATCCCTTGTCTGTAGTTTGCTTCTGTACTAACTGGTTCTCTTGCGGCAGGCACAAACTGACTCCCTGTTCCGTCAGGTTTTTCTACCCATTGCCCAATTACTTCTCCGGTCTCTTTGCTTCTTTCCGTATACCCGTCTTCATTAAAGTTTTCCGGGTTTATTTTATCCTTCATTACCTCCGGTAGCAATGGACTTATTTTATCCCAATTACTTTTTAATCCGTCCACTCCCAATACTCGTTTGAAATTTTTGATTATAGATATACCACTGTCTACCTGAGTTTTAATTTGTTTTTGGTTTTCCAACTGTTGTTGCTGCTTAAAGTATGCCTGTTCCCCTCCTGCCGCTTGCATTGTGGAATCTCTTTGTCTTTTGTTAAATTCAGCTTCACCCATTTGCATGGCCGACACACGGTTGCGCAGTTTGGCGTTTTCCATTTCATCACCAAATCTTATTAATTTGGCATAATCGTCAGCTTGGGACGGTTGCCACACATCCCCTATTGTAAGTAGTTTTTCAGGCATACGTTATTTCCCCTTTCCTTAATACTCATAAGCATTAATTATATTTTCTATTGCCATATCATCCCCTGCACCTCCACCCCAATAGCTACTGTTCTGGGCGGCTTTGTACTGATCCAACAATGATTGTTGCTGCTGATATTTGGCATATGTACCTAGTCCACTTATTATCTGATTTTCTGTACCTGCTATACCGTTAAGAAATGAATTGGTGGAATTTACTTGTCCCATTGCTTGCGCATTGGCCGAGGCTACATAATTACTTCCTGTGGTAGCCGCACTACTAGCTCCCAGTTCCCCTGTTGTGTTTGTGGCGCTTTGTCCCACTCCGGCTACTTGAGCTAACCTGTTGTACTGGTCTTGCCACCTACCATAAGCATTGGCATATTCATTTGACCCCATATTCTGTCCATATGTTGCCAGTGCAGTACCTAAATTACCCGACCCATAATTTCCAGCTGCCGCTCCGGACGCTTGCAGGGCATCTACCCCCTGCTGCATTCTGAACGCATATCCGGGGTCTGCAGTCATATCATTGTAGGTAAATGAGTCAAACTCTCCTCCAGGTTGTGTACCCGTATTTAGTCTATTTATTGCCGTTGTCCCTGCGTCCCTCCACGGGGCAAGTTGCTCATTGGTGGTTTGAAATTGTTGATTGGATAGATCTGCGGCGTACTTGCTAGCTGCTGCCTGTGTGTCTGCCGCATCTGATGACGCATTTGCACCCACTATTCCTGATACTACGCTCATTTTATAACTCCTTTAGATAGTGACTTTCTATCTTTGTATATCCGCGTCTTTTGTATACGTGTCCTAGGCTATCAGGAGATGAATCTACCATGTGTATCATGGCCACTGCATCACACCCCTTTAATTTAGCCCACTGCTCGAAATACCGCATCAACATTAACCCATCACCCCTGTGCTCAGGCACCACAAACCAGAATGTTTCTACTGCTATTATTCTAGGGGTGTGGAGATCAGGTCCCACAATACAACCTAGACTCCCCACCATCTCCCCTTCATCGGTCTCTAACACAAACAAGGTAGCTAGACCTTTACCCATCATACTTTTATATTTTTCATTTGTGTACTCCGGGTCCACTTTGACGTGTGCGGTCTCTTCTTCAAATCCCTTCATTAATCTGGCTATTGCCAGTACCTCTTCAATTTGGGCTTCTCGCACTCTCATTCTACTTCACCCATCCTCCTCATCCTCCCTACTCCTCTTTCGTTTAGTATAAATGATGTAAGCATGTGATATACATTTCCATCTTTGGCGCGGTAATAAGGGGGGCAGTTTATGTCATTCAGATCAATGTTGCATACATTGTACCACGACACCAATTTTAACTCCATTTTATTATAGTGTATTATACCAAAAGACACCTTACTACCTGCCTGCACGTCCACCTCCCCCGTTTTTTCTAGGTGAGATATTATATCCGATACAAACATGGTGTGTTTCGGCTTTTTACTATCCCATATTTGTGTAGCCCCTTTTATTCGGAAGCTACATAGTACATCATCATATTCCTTATATAACTCCACTGCCTTGTCTATCTTGTCTGTTGTGTCTACTACGTACAACCCGGAGGCTACTTTGTACCCCCTCCTCCTGCACAGTTCTAAGAACTCTGTGTCTTTACCATTTGATTCAGGGTGCAGGGATAATGCCACTCTTAATATTTTACCATGCTCGGCCAACCCTGCGGCTATTAAACTATCCAAGTATTCCTCATTGCACAATTTTATTCCATTGGTTATTAATATGGTCTCCCCTATCATGGACAGCACTCTTAATATCTGGGGTAATTGCGGGTGCATGGTAGGCTCTCCGCCGGATAACAAAAATGGGGCCAAATGTCGGCATAATTGTGCATCCTTTACAATATCCTCTACCCTCCTGTCCTCTACCCCATTTTTGTGGTAGCACCATTGGCATTGTAGGTTGCATCTGTCTGTTATGTCTATCATATATCCATTGTATATGTGAGCGTTTTTCTGGCTTCGGCAAAACATATACCACATGGGGTCTCTTTCCACCATGGATTTAACTGTGCCGTGTTCTGGGCAGGTTTTTTCCATCCACACATGTCTACCCACTTTGATGATTGCTGGTATTACATTGTAACACACAGGGCATAAAGATTTTGTCGATATCATGCCATGCCCCCCACCGGGTATAAATATTTACCATCACTGTTTATCCTTTTTTCAAATCTTATCAATAATTTTGCGTATTGATCATTGCTTATATTTCTGCTGGCTCCGTTCTGCGTCCCCACAAACGGATACACAAAGCATGGGTATATACTAGAATTGGTGGGTATAGATTTTACCTCACGTATTATGTCTTCATATGTCTCCCACTCAAATCCTACTAGTACATTTCCGTGGTAGGGTATTTTATAGCTATTAAGCAGGATTAGCGCCTTATGTATATCACTCACTTTTACATTTTTATTCATCCTGTCCAATTTATCCTGATCAAATGACTCCACCCCTACTACTAGATATATGCACCCACTTTTTTTGCTCCAGAACGCCATTTCTTCGTCAAAGTTATCTACTCTTATTGATGCCCCCCACTTCAACTTGCGATCCATCATACCCTTACACAGTTCGACAAACCGAGTCTTCTGCGTATTTATGGTGTTGTCATTAAACACTATGGTTTTCACCCCGTACTTGTCTTTGTATTCATCTATCTCTGCCCATACCTTGTTTAAATTTCTCATTTGAAATTTACACGTCTGGGCACAAAATGTGCAGTGATGTGGGCATCCCCGGCTAGTCAATACCCCCATGTAGTTTTCCTTGTGGCGTTTGTGATACTCCCCTATGCCAAATCCTTCGTAGTCGGGTAAAACCATGTTGTCGAGGTTTACCTTCTTACTGGTTAATACTATGTGGTCCCCGCGTAATGAGTAGTCTACTGTTCCTTCCCCCTCACCTACCACCACTATATCCACATATTTTATCATATCTTCAGGTTTAAATGTGGCCAATGCTCCTCCCACCACAGTTCGTATTCCTTTATTCTTGCATATACCTGCGTCTCTGATTATTGCGGGTCCAAACTCCTCAAATCCGGTAAACATTACCGTATCCCACCCATCAATCTCCTTTTCGAAGTTGTAGTCCCACAGATTATAGTTTAATACTTTTACATCGTGCCCCTGTTCTTTTAAGGCTGCTGATATATACATGAATCCCAGCGGGTATACACAAGGGTCCTCCAGCGGTATATTATATTTGTACAATACCAATACTATTTTCAATTGTCCATCCCCCTATTCTTTGAAAAATTGGTGTCTTCCGATTGTCTTTATTACTGTCATCCCACTTTTTATCCATTTATCTTTGGTTGCTGCGGCCACTTTGGGGTTCAAGTATTGAACGCAGTTGACTTTACGCAAATCTTCATCAACTGAAATACTACCATCCAATAACCCCTTGGCAATATCACAGCAATCTGAGAGGGTTTTATCCGCGGAAAATTCTCTCCAGTTGCGAGCCATGCTGACTGCTTCGTTGTAGTACGGTTTATTTATTTCCGGCATTGTCCAACTAAATTGCCAAGGTTTTAGTATAACTTCATGTACTGTTTTGCCGTCCCAATTTCTGTGTTCAACTCGTTCCAGTATTACCGTGCCGACTGCTATTTTACCCTCCCGCGGCTCTCCGCCGGCTTCACGTTCAATACACAGACCCATGAGTTGCCAATCTGACAGCGCGGTAAAGTATTGTTTATCTTCTGTGCGCATTTTACCCACCCTACTATTTTCCCAACGAAATTATGGCCATCTTAGTGGCGAACCCAATAGCTATACAACCAATAATAAACACGGTAACACCCACAATAATTGTCTTTACTATTATATTTTTACTTTGTATTGTCCAATTCATCCAGCTTTTGATAAATTCATGATGTTGATAGTGCGTTTCCCGGTCTACGTAAAATTCTTTGAGTTCTTCCTTCAACGCCTCCTTCACGGCTTGTTTGACTGCCTCTCTCTCCATTGTATGTGTCATCCCCATATGTGTCCACACTCCTTATTTATTTTAACTGTGACCTCAACGCAACAATTTGATCAGTCAAAACTTTTAAGTAATCCGCATCGCCTTCTGCCAATGGTCTAATTCTTTTTAAGTCCAGAACAGCAATTTGCGCTTTGATAGCAATGTTTGGGTCCGGCGAATCTGGCACTATTACGCTGTCTAAGTCCAGCGGTACTTCCTGTTCTCCATTCCACTTTAAAAAGTTTTTGTAGTCTGTGTTGTCCACACATATGGGGATAGACGCGCTATCTTCCACCCTTTTTACTCCTACCACCTTTCCGGTCATGTCTCGGTTTAATTGGTACATGTTATCCCCCCTATAATTCTGCGTTGGCCGTGTAATGAGAAAAATTTGCAGAGTTTGCAACTGCGCTTGTGTTATTTATCAATATTTGTGCAAACCGTGCTCCGTTAGAATAAACAAATGCAGGCATGTTTGTCGAATTATTCAAAATGTACCCTGCTGCCCCATCTTTCGGGCTGTAAATTGTTATTGTCGGATTAATTCTCATTTCCGCAGGAAAATAAATCATTCCTGCTGGTGAGTAGCTGTCTGTAATGTAGGCTTTTTGGTATAATTGTCCGTCTCCAGTAACTTTGCCGGTGGCGTCACCATAGTTATATGATCTGCAGTAATACCTTTGACACAGTGCTAACTCCTGCGCAAATGTTCTGTGTTCAAATGGGGTAGCCACAGTTCCGAGTTCAAGTTGAACACCGGTAAGGTAAAATTTGTTATTGGTGGAGTCAAGTCCATTTACCTGACTACTTGTACCTAGTTTATTTCCGACCTGCCAAGAGTCCGCGGTAGTCTGAAAAGTGCTGCCGCACACAATTCCCCAAAATAGAGCAAGGCCTACTCCGGTATTATATCCCCAAGTACCCGTATCAAATGTTAATGTTACTGTTTTCTTTTCCCACGTATTTGCAGCATTAATAATGTAGTTATGTGCGTATGTAATATCACTTGCGCCATTTTTAAATGTTATACAATACGTACCTGTTTTAACAGCCTTTACCCAGAAGGATAGTGTGGCGATTTCAGTCATAAATCGCCCAAAATCATACCCTTCCATCCGATAACTTATTCCGAAGTATTCATCTGCTGCCACTGCTGTCTCTATGTGAGTACAATCTACCTCTAATGAATATCGGAAAGGAAACCCTACTGCGGGAGTTTCGGCATGCTGAACCACGTTAATAGTCCCATCACCAAGACCTTTTGCAACAACGAATCTATCAGCGGAGTATCCTTCATTTGCTAAATTAGTAAAACTCACTCCTCTTTGCCATATATTCATGGCCCCGTTAATTATTGCGTTGCGGCTGGATTGTGGTATTATTCCGGCTGCTTTCAACTGATCAGGCGAAATTATCAATCCTGCATCACCTGCTACAACTTGAGCAGCGGTGGCATAACCAGCAAGAGTCGTGTTTTCTGTAACTGTAAGCATTTTACCTGTGGTGACATTTAATCCGGTTACCGATAGCACACTTTGAAAATATGTTGCATTAGTGGGTAATATCCCTGCCGTTGTTTGTAATATACAAAAATATACAACCCCCCCATACAGTATAAAATCAAGGGGTTTATATACTACTGCATCAGAATAATTTCCCTTATATATTGGCTTTATTCTACCTAAATTCACCGTTGTCATTTTTACCCTCTAATATTCAAGTATAAGTTCGCCACTATCATTTATTGCTATACTGGTAACTACTGCCGCGTCATAGGTCATTATTAAGTCTCCGTTTTCATCAACGTAACTACTACCTATCCCTAGTCCTAATAAAGCATTTGTCTGAGCTTGAGCTGCTACAATATCACTATACATTAAGGTTACGGCAGCAGTAGAGTTTTGAGCAATCGCGGCATTGTCCCCTGCTATACCCTCTGCGATTACTGCATTGTCCTCTGCCAATTCTGCAGCTGTCACTGCCGCCGCTGCTGCATCTTTCAAGCTACTTGTGGTGGCTATATCTAATCCTGTTTGTACTCTGTCCGCGGCTGTGTCCGCTGTGTCCAGTCCTGTTTGTACCCTATCTGCGGCTGTGGCTATCCTATCCAATCCCGTTGCCACTCTGTCCAGTCCCGTTTGCACCCTATCTGCTGCGGTTGCCACTACGTCTAAACCAGTCTGTACTCTGTCCGCGGCTGTAGCAGTTGCATCTAACCCCGTTTCTACACGGTCTGCTGCGGTTGCTACTTTATCCAGTCCTGTTTGCACCCTGTCTGCAGCTGTGGCAATACGGTCCAGTCCCGTTGCCACACGATCTTGACCTGTTAGAATCCTATCAGTACCTGTGGCGATTACATCCAGTCCAGTCTGTACTCTGTCCGCGGCTGTGGCTTCTGAGTCACTTATTACGGTTCCTCCCCCCTCTGTACTTGTGCTCTCAAAATACTTGCGCCACAGTATATTTATAATCCCGGTTTGTGTGTCTATTACAGGGATATTGATTGGCATTTGTGCACTCATACTTTACCCCTTTTATTGGCTAGTTTCTACGTAAGCCCCTAGCAATATTCGTTTTACGGGGGCACTAATGGCCATTCTAAACACCTTGTTCCTTGATTGTCCCAGTCTTCGCCATGTAGGGTTTATTTTGTAATTACCTTTTTTCCCCATAGATGACGGGTATTCTGTACCCCACGTGTGCCCCCCATCATTGGACCACGACAATTCAACTTGCGGGTCTATCCCTACGCTGGTGGCTTGGTCTCCTACCCCTGTTTCAATATCCAACTCCAATTTGTGTATAAACACACTTTCCAGATTCGAGCCGTCAAATAAGCTTGGGGTTATACGCACACTAACCAGCGGTTCTTCATTTTCTGTAAACACTTCAGAGCTTAGGGTATACATGTTACTGTTTACCATATCCCCTATATATCCTTTATTACCAAAAAACGAGTAACAATGGGCATTCCACATGTGATATGCATACGGATTGTCTGCATAGGTGGACCTTTCATGCCACATTTTGGTTGTGGTATCATATATAAATGTTGCGTCTCCGGTGGGAAATGACACTACCAAAAACGTGTGCCCCTCCATGGAGAACATAAAACTAAATGCATCAGTTATATCCGACATTTGAGCTATTCGATAGTTTATGGATGGGGGAGATATAATTGTAAACGTTCCTGCTGCAGATGACACTATCCCTGCAAATTGCCCTGCGTCTTCATTTCTTACCGTCCCCACCATGAATATGGCGTTGTCTCCGGCCACAATAGACGAGGGTGCGGTGGTTCCGTAATTTAGCACTCCACCGGGTACTCTAATAAATGGGAATCCTGTAGAGGTGGCTACAGCCGCGTCATACCACAATTCCGTAGTAAATTCTTTTATCAACCACAGTTCTTGCCATTGGCTGCAACACCCCACCAAATTTTCCGGCGAGGCACTAACGGGGGAAGTAGCCAGTGCATTCCACGTTAACCCATCATACAGGTTTGACGCATACACCGACATGGAATCCACTCTTGTGACTATAAAATACCCATCTAGGTATGTAATGGAGGCCGGAGCATACCCCAACTCCACCGTGGTGAACGTCCCGATTAGCACATTGTATATATACAGGTTTACCCCATCTATAATAGCTAATTGATTTCCCCCTGTTCCTGCGGTGGTTAATCCGTTAAATTTTATTTGCACTGGTCCAGATGCTGTGGCCAATTCTCCCAGTATCCTTGATACTGTTGACCCGGTACTTACACTGTATAATCCATTACCGGACACCACAAACATTAATCCATTTGCAACATGGGTTCCCCGTATGGGACCAGACCCCACCGAAAAGGCTAATTCGGTTCCGGGGGACCCCACAAGTGCCAGCACCGTTTTGGCATCTGGGGACGGGGATAGCTCAGGGAACATGTTTATGGTCCTGTCTGATTGGAAATTTACGCTGCGCCCCGGATAAGTAGGTCCTAAAAATCCTTTTACTATCATATGTGTCTACCCCTTATTGAGTGTACGACCCAACATATATGTTGTATGGCATACTGTACTTCACCCCCGGCACATCTGTAACACTTCTTACTGTGACGGAGTTCATTGATTCTACTACGTGCATAGCCTCATTGGCCAGTATATGTACGTCCGGGGGTACTGGATTTTTGTGGTACTCAATCCACAACCGCACGGCCATCTCAAATTTTATGGCCTCTTCATAGGGGGGTTCAAATGTCACATCATCTGAGATAGTAGTAAAATCTGTGAAAGGTTTTTGGCTGGTTATCCCTAACGTGTAGGCGGTGTCGGGTATACCATATACCATTATAGTTCCCAACTGCGGGTCTTGCTGTGCCAATCCCGGATCATACATTAACACTTCTGGTCTACCCGTGGCCACTAACTTATCCTCCAACCTCTGATAAGTACCCATATCTATAATATCAACGGGATAATCCATATTGTTCGTATCTCTTACAAATGCCGTGGCTATTTTATAGGGTTTGGGGGTGTTGAACACTCCCCCCACCCCTATTGTATAAGATGATACACCTGACACGAGGGGAAATATTTCGGGTACATTAGCCCTTACCATCAGTCTCCGAGCCGACCATGAATGTAACATCATAATTAAGGCTTCCAGAGCATCTGCCATTTCCCCCGCGTCAGGTTCTTCCCCTTTTTGTATAACCTGGGCCACTCTCATTGATGCCTTCAACAATTCGGATACTGTTAACATTTACTTTCTCCCTTTTGTTCCACCAAATTTCATGGGGGTAGGTGCTACTTTGTTATACTCCACTTCCACTTCTTCTTCTTCTTCCACCACCACTTCCACCTTTTCCTCTGCCACTTCCACCTTTTCTGCCTCCACTTTTTCCTCTTCCAGTGAGGCCTTCATAACCGCCAGTCTTTTTTTCTTTTCTTCCAATTCCATCTCGGTTCGTGCTATGTCTACTTCCAGTTCCGGGACGGCGGACCCAAATTCGGGGGGACCACTCCACCCTTCTTCATGGTATTTGGCATGTTCATATGCATTTTGTACCACGATTGGTGCTTCCCCGATCTTCTGAATCATTTTAGGGTATCTTTTTATTTCTGTCATGGTGCTATATTCTCCCTTGTTTTACGATTGTTAGAATGTGTCTCCGAAATGTGCCACCTTCTTTTTCTTTTTCTTTTTGACTACTGGACTCTTGGTAAATTTTTTTACCTCCTCTTTGCTCATGTTTTTTGCGGCTTTTTTTACTGCGGGTGAGGCATTTTTTATTTTTGCCCCTTCCTGTACTGCATGTACCATCCCCATAAAATTTTTCTGTTTTTTGCTTTTTGCTGGCATATTTACCGTACCCCCTTACATTTTTATTTCGAATTCTGTTAAATAATCATAATAATTCCCTGTGTACATCTTTACTCCCACATGAGAAAATGTTATTGTGGGGTCAACAAACATTTCCCCCCCTGCATCAATCCACCGCTTGCAGAAATATACATCTTCTCCGTACCATCTATCTGTGCTTTCCATCTTCTTTTTTGCTACTTCTATTTTTTCCGTGAGGGGTGTTGAGCATTTATCATTCAATAACAATTTGGCAAAGTCATTGATAGTACTCATACCCCCCGTTTTGAAAAACTCATAAAGTCCGTCGGAGTTTCTGGTCATACCATAATGATCAATCAATTTATCGAACACTCTTCTTTGTATCCGCATGAACCCCGTCCCTGCTCTATCAATACGCACCAATCCTGTACTTGCACATATACAATTACCATTATTAAATACGGGGTTAATACAGTATGACACTGTGTTATCTTTGACAGGTACGGCTCCGGCAACAATATCTTTATCATATTTCAATACCTTTGCCATCGCGTCTTGATCATACCCTTCATCTGCGTCAACAAAAATTATGTCTGAACAATTGGTACTCAGGAATAATTCCACGCAGATGTTTCGTGCTTTGTCAATAAAGTTACATTGCTCATTAAAATATGGTGTTACTTTGTATCCCATGTCTCTAAGAACATGGGTATTACACAAAACAGACATTGCTCCTGCGGGTGTAATACCTATATTAGTAGCCGGGATTGCTATAAATACTCCATTTGTATTGTTCATGTAGTATCCTATACTGGTGGAGAAGCGGGGGTAAATATTCCGCCTCTCCACCAGTGGTTATTTAATATTAGTAGTATACGGTTATTTTATCAACCCCAAAGCTACTAGTCCTGCTTTAAGTGCGGCCAAGTCTGTGGCAACTGTGGTTACAACCGTGGTGGACGCTGTGGTGGTAATTGTTACTGTCGGTTTAACTATAGGGGTGGTAAGTCCATAGAATCCGAGTTTGCCTGATGTTCTACCAACCAACAGGCCATCGGGATTTCCATCACCTGCTACATGTACAAGGGAAGATGTTTCTGTGTTTACTGACATAATATTTCTCCTGTAAAATTTAAAGTGGGGGAGGGGTAATTCCCCTCTCCCTTGTTATTATTATCCTGCTATTACGCAAGCAAATTCCGGTCTCAGTGTTTTCCACCCGGCCAGTACGTCAACACGGCAAGGGAACGACTGACTGTTGATGTCATAATCTCTTACTATTAACATACTTATGCCATCGTACACTTCCCGTGCGGCAAAATCTACACCCTGCGGCTTTTCCAAATCTGCCGTAGCAAAAGTAAAGGCTTCTTTGTGGTAAGCCAGATTCTGCACAATATTCTGACTGGCAGTACAAGCCGTAGCAGATGAACTAGACAACCAAGTCATTACCGCGTTATCCGCCTGCGTACCTGTAACAGTACCATTTGCCACCCCCGCTCCAGCATATACAATCTCCGGGGATATATGTGCCGTTACCGTGGTTCCTGCGGTATCTCCGTCCAAATCTTCGGTTAATACAAACTGTGCCAACATGCCGGTACTTTGCTGATTTTCCGGATTAACACTGTACAATCCGGCTACAGTAAATCTTTCACCCTTTTTGAAGGTGAGGCCGGCCTGAGACTGAGTCTCCACACAGAACTGGAATGTACTACCCGTCTGTCCTGCCCCGTACGCTTGACAATTGGTGTATGTAAATGCTCTTGTTCCGGTGGTCAATGTATTAATGTTCTGGTCCATGGCGAACTCAAAGCCGAGAGCATTGGTCATGACACCTTTACGATACTGATCACCTAACAATTTGGCATCCTGCTGTAGTCCTGCCAACCCACCTACAGACCCGGCCATGGCAAATGCATTTAACAGTGCCCGTCTGTTTTCATCGCGGGGAGTAGCAAAACTGTCCAACATAGCTCCTGCGTTCAGGAATATGTCAGGGGTCTTATATGTCAGTAATTCTGTTCCGCCAGTCCCACTACCCGGTGTGGTGCACGGCGTACCAACCTGATTGTACACATCCAATGCCATGGACAGTGCGTACATATCCATGTCAGCGGCCAGTCGGGTCATTGCCGGCTGAATAATACGTTTGCTAAAGTCATCCATAGACAACGTAAGGTCCTGCTGAGTAAATACTAATCCCACCTGGAACGGGGTAGTAAGCTGCAGCGGTCCCGTTATTTCTGTGGTGGACTGAGCCTGCAGTGCGGTCTGATGTGATACATAATATCTATTAGGGTATCTAATATTAATCGTTGTGCCAATTTTGGCTCCGGATACGGCAAACTCCTTGCTGTACTGCTTATCCACGTTTTTCAGGAACACTATGTTATTATGTAATACCCGCAAACATTCCTTGGTGAGTCCTGTTGCGGTAATAATTGAATTTCCCATGATCTTTTCTCCTGTCTTATATTGTTACGTTTATTTTATCAACCCCTGTTTCCGATTACGTCTGCGGACGTATTCATCCATAGGTAGATTACTTTCATCTTCGTTTATGGCACCTCCTCCGGACTGTACCGGGGTAATGGGAGCCGGAGCCTGACTAAGTACATTTCTAGCCGCGGGAGTTGAAGATGTAAATTTTCTCTCCAGTACTCCAAGTGCCTTTGCTGCTTTGTGTGGCGGTAGGTTATTTAACTTTGCCATTTCTGCAGGATTTTTGGCCAAGTAATAAGCCAAATCCCCGGCCACTTCGCTCTCCTGAATAAGGAACGACGTGACAGCGGTTTGAACAAACGACGGGTCAGCTACAGTTGTCTCAAAATCGGGATACTTATCCTGAGCTAATGCTCTTTGGTTAGTCCAATTTTGTACCACTCGTTGTCTTTCCGTCTGCTGCTTGTTCTTTTCACCCTCCTCCTTCCTTTTGGCCTCCTCTTTTGCCGCGTCCTGCTTTATTTCCCACTTAGCCTGGCTAATTAAATACTTATCCTTAGCCTGTTCATATTCTTCATATGTTTCAAACTTATCTATGTTAGGCTGCGCGGGCGGCACATCTGAGGTACCCGGAGGGTTGCTGTCTGCTGGTTTGGAGGTTACACGGCCTTCGGCCACCCCTCTCCAGTATTCCTTTTCTCCCTGTTCCTTTATTCTTAATTTTTCTTCGTCCTTTTTCTGCGCCACCAGTTTCCTTATTCTCTTCTCTGCCTCTGTGGGCTCTACCACAGGGGGGATTACTGGTGCGGTAGGCGTGACGGACGCATCTGTGCCTTCCGGAGGTGTAGTAGTGCCTGAGTCTGCTACTATATTTACAGGCGGATTTTCCACTGCAGGTGTCGAATCTGCTGGTACGACTACCGGGGATATTCCCGAATTGTCCAAATTTTCCATGTTGTTCTCTCCTTTAATTCTTTGTTTCGTTCTTTTTAAACTGTGGAAACAAATTTGAAAATGCATCCCCTACTGCTACTATTAATGCAGAGCCGGGCCAAATGGTTCGTACTATTGTGTAAACAATAATCATTACCATCCAATTTCCGCCTATCAAATCCAAAAGCCATTGGTTGCTGTTCCACATCTCCATGCTGTGTTTACTCCCTTCTAAATGACAAACTCCCCCCAATCCTTACTCCTGCCCACTCCTTGTCATTCTCTATCCTACTTATCCATCCTGGGTATAATTCATCCATAAGATCATGAAATATTTGATCCCACGCCTCCCTAGGTAATGGGTATACACAACTCTTGTCGTACCCATAATCATGTACCGTTGCCGGAGGCCAAGCCCTGTCCCTGTACTTTCCATAAATAATAGGTATTTTGGGGATAGATGGACCATCTGTTAAAGACCCGACTGGGGTTTCAATTTCCCCGTATGTTTTATGCCAGATCACAAACGGTTCCTTAACTGACCATAATCCATCCCCCTCCCACTTCAACACCAGATCAGTCTTGTAACTTGGGTGATTGGTTAATTTTATTTTCTCTCGCATATTACCCCACATATGTCATTGACCCGGCCTGCAATCCGGCTACAAAACTGTCAATCAACTCGATTATAACAGCATTACTCAGTACCGGGAATTTAGCTTCAGCAATATTGACCCCTATTGCATTAAGAACCACATTTACTTCAACCATAACAATTGGGCTGGCCTTTACTTTATCAACAAGATCAATAATACCCTGTTGAATAAGCCTGTTAATAACCTGATTGTCTGTTGTTGTGGCTTGTGTCCCGTCAATTTTGTTTTTGAGGACCACTGCTACAGGCAAAATGGCGGTCATAAGTGCGGGATTATTTATGGCCACGGCTACTCCTGCTGCATTTGCGGCCACCTTAATTACTGTATCCAACGTCTCTTCTGTCGATTTACAAAATAAATTCATAATTTTACCGCCCCCTTAATCTATTTTTAACATCCCCTTGGCGTAATCCTGTGCCTCTTTTATTGTCTTGGCTACGTAAGTTTTATCCTTACCTGTTTTTTGACAGTAAGTGGACACCACAAATCCATTTTCCACTTTTTTCATGTCCACCGATATCCTATTACCGCCACCTATAGGTATATCAGTTACCTTATTTTTCTTTGTACTTGCCTTTTTAACCACCTTTTTAGCCGCCATTGTTACATTCCTCCCATTCCTTCTGGCCCTGTCTCTTGTGAATTTACCACACTGTCGGCAAAATGCTCCGGCGCGTGTAACTGCTCCAACACTTTTAATATCTCATCTCTTAAACCTTTATCCGTTTCCTTAGTTTCTTTGTATAACCTGATCATCTCTACTTTAGTCCTTAACAATTCTTTTTGCTGTTTTATCTTTTCCGTCTCTGTTTTTGCCATCAACATTTGTATCTGTGGCGGCACTGGTGGCGGAGGCATTGGTTGTTCTCCCGGTTTTAATTCCAGTAGTCTAGGTGGCAAGGTCTTTTTCAATCTTGCAGCCAACTTTTGCGCCCCATTTATATCCAGATTTTCCACTACCAAATCTCCAGCCACTTTCCACAACTCTGGCGCAGTTTGTACCAGTTTTACAAAATTGTCTGCTGATTCCTGTCTCTGGGTAGCGTAAGATGGCCCAAGGTCCACTATTACAGAGTATTTTCCCACTCCAATATCATTAAACTTAGAATCTAACCCCTTTTGCAGTATGGCTTTGCGAATTTTAGACGCATTCATACCTCTGTATCTTTCCGGATTTTTCATTAGTAATTTTACTGCTGCTTCTGCGGTGGTATTAATAGGTACAAATGTATCTGTGTCGTCTTCCATTCGAATGTTTGCGTCTCTTTCCGTGTCATATACTTCGGGTATCATTGCATTCATAATTTTTCCGCCGAAGCATATACCCTGGGCTAAGTTATCAATAAACGTAAACGTGGATAATTCTACTGGCTTCTGTCTCTGTATAAGAGCCCTAGAAGATGCGTCTGGGGCGGCTTCTCTCAATCCTTCATTTCCGGTTACCATATTCAAGTTCTTTTCCGCAATACTGATCTGAGTAAATACAGCTACAGGAGGTTCTGCCGGTCTGTTTCTTTGCGGAGGTCCTTGTGCTTTCACGTCCGGATTGTACTTTAAAAATGGTATATTGTCTATATTGGCGTTGGCGTAATCTTCTTCATACCCCTCAAATTGTTTTGCGGTTCCTATCCATGGAGCTTTCGGAGCCATCGCCACAGTTTCTGCTGCCGAGGTATTCCAGTAATTTACCAGTCTCTGCGGGTCTTTTGCATCTCTTATTAACCCCCGCACTTTAGTTTCCCCCTCTATGTCACGCTCTTTCCCTGTAATTTCTACTATAGGTATGTATTTGCCGGGTACTCTGTTTGGGCCACTTATTATGTCTATGGCCGTTAATTTGTATTGTACCACTTTTGTGGACTGTATATCCCTACTTTTCAGTATCTCCGGTTTAGGGGGCGGAGGGGGGCCAGGCATAACTTGGGGTGGGGGATTATTCATTGGTACCCTATTACTAACCGGAGGCGCGATACCCCCACCCATTTTTGCAGCCTGTTGTGGGACCCCCTGTGGCAGTCCAATTGGGGTAGGAGGAGGAGGAACTACCCCATTAACAGGGAGCCCCTGCAACATGGCCGGTGCGGGCAGTATGGGCGGTGCGGTTGCGGTTGCGGTTGCCAATTTTGCATTTTCTTTTTCCCATTCTTTTATTCTTTTTTCCGCATCTTCTTTGCTTATTACTATACCATCTTTCATAAGGCATATGATCTTGGGTTCAGTTTGTACCTCAAAATACTCCGCAACTACAATTTTTTCCCCGTCCCACCAATGTTCTTTACCCAATCCCTCCCCTACTTCATTAAACGACTCTCCCGGCACATTGGCATCTGGGTATTCCTCTTCAAAGTCTTCTCTTGCCATTTTACTTAATATAAATGCCCATTTTGCGTCTGATTTGTTAGGTTCTTTTGCGGCGGGGTCTATTAATACGGCAAAGGAATTTTTGATTAATGATATGTATATTTCTTGTACAAACGGGTTATCTTCGCAGAATCGGGTGAGGTATCTCCACGTTCCATATCCACACTCCACCATTCTACCACCTGCGTAATCGTACACAGCGGAGGCATTAGAATTATATTCTATCCCCCTTATTATTCCCTCTCTTATAAGGGCTATATTGGGGTCGGCTTCCGCATCAACTGCCCGTATTTTTATTTTGGCCCTATTCTGCCTCATGTCACCCACAACTCTATCCACCTTGTCAGGCAACATATTAATAGTAAGCATGGGTCGCTTCCTTATTTTGCGGCGTTTTTTCTCGGCTTCCTCCCATTGCTCCCCATCCAAAAATTTGAGGTCCTCCAGAGCGTTGGATAAATTATCTCCATATGCTTTCAGAGCCTTTTTTAACCGCTTCATAACCTTGTCAAGGAATTTGCGTTCTTCCTCCGCGCTCGTTTTCTTTTCCTTACCACTTTTACCTTTACCGTCTTTATCGTCTTGTGCGTATTCAACCATGTTACTGTATCCTCCCCAGTGGCATATGGTCCATTATTTCTGTAACCGAGGCCGTTCTAGCCCAATGTTTAATTGGCTTAGTCTTGGCTATATCCAATCCTGATAACACTATATAACGGGTAGGATCCATTAAATGATCATTTTCTTTTACCACTTTACCCCTTTTATCTCTTCTGTAGATGCGGTATTCCTCAAACCACTCCACACAACTACGGAACACTTTAAATCTACCCGTGGTCATCCTCTTGTACACCTCAAATAACCCAGCTTCCACGCTATTATCAGCGGGGGTAAGGTCCAATCCCAGATCTTCATATTCTTCCAGCAGCTTGGTTCCATCCTTTTGGTTACTACCTTCAGCGGCAGGGTCAATTACTCCGGGTATCCACTCTCCCCTCTTTTTTATTGCACTTGCATGTACTTCTGGTTCAGCTTGTCCCCGTTTATATACACCAGTTACAAATACAATATCACGATCTCGATCCCATGCCACCCATACTACACCATTCCATTTCCACCCCACATCTAACCTGTACACCTGTGGCCAATACTCCGGTATAGGGAAATCTGATACGGTAATATCTTCTTCTGCTATGGGATAAATAGCTCCCGACCCAATGGCAGGTATACCTTTAGAGCGCGCATCTCGCAAATGTATAGGGTAAGAATTATATAACTGGTCCTTCTCCTTTTTCTCTAAATGTGGTGCATCTTCCCACGTGGCCCCTACCACATACTTAGTTCCTACCCCCTCTTTTGGCACTTGACCCCCCGGCATAAAGGTAAGTACGGTTTCAGATAGTCCTTCAAGCGGGGTAAACCCCAGCAATATAATACCTTTTGTAGTCATTAATCTGGTTAAACACTCCACATATATGTCCATTGGAGGTTCTTCATCCAATAATATTACATCCTGCTCTACCCCCTCAAAACTTTTCCTACCTTGTTTATATGCTTTAAACTGGAGTCGCGATGTACCCCCAGTTATATGTTTAATCAACACGGTTTCAATTGCATCAGGTATACCAGAATCCTTGCGAGGCTCTCCTATTATACAATCATATGGTATGAGGCCGGTCCCAAGTGCGTCTAAAGGGCCTAATAATTTATTCTGTAATATGTCTCGTGTGGTTTCTGCCGTGGTTCCAGCTGCCCAAGCTTTAACTGGACGATCAAATCTGCGCCCGTCCCACCAGTCTGGATACTGGCCGGTTAAATGTAACACAAGTTCATACCCGGTGGCAATGGTCTTTCCAACCCGGTTAGCCGCCATGAAACAGCGTTCAGTAAAAGTCTTGCCGGCATTAAAAAATTCCACATGCTTAGTGTACAGTTCACGTCGTAATGGTCCAGTGTCAGGGAAATAGGTATACAACAACCTCCGTGACCTGCGCAGATCCTTTTCCTTAAGCAACATGACCATAAGGCGGCGCTCTTCAGAATCCAAATAGCTATAGTCAGTTACATTTTCAATTTGTACTTTGCCATTTGTCATTGGCCATCCTTCTTAGTTAAAAGATCAAGTTGCATATCAATTTCAGCGTCACTTAACAATGTAAGCGCGCCTTCCACCTTGCGCCGTTCCACAGGTTTAAGATCTAATAGTATCTCTGCATGCTCCACGGCTTTAAGCCGCGTGTTGTGGTCCACGTAAGGCTTAGATACCTGATATACACCCCGTATATCCATCTGCACCTTCACAGCGTTGGCATCCATAGCAGCCACCACGGTTTTGGCGGTCTTCTCAACAGTTAAACCAACCTTTTCACATGCATCCAAAATAGACTGACGAGCCACAGAACCGGCCATCAACCCAATCTCCCTCTTCTTCGCGTCCTCTATTTGAGGCTTCGCACCCCGTGCACATTTAGCCATCCAACACCCCCAGTGGTACAGTTTACAGTCACATACTACAATTATACTACGCCGTTCTCTTTGTCTTCTTTGCCGTTCTATCGACCCATCGCCTATCGACGCACAGTTAAAAACGTACAGTCACAGCGGCCTTCTCGCATCGTCACTATGCCTCTGCCCGTATCTCTATACGTCCAAACCTACTACTGCACTACTATTCAGCACCCCCTCACAGTTACATCTGACAGTTAAAAACGTACAGTCACACGCGTCCGGAACCGCGAAGCGGAGCCGGAAAGGCCATAAATAGTGGCCATAAATAGTGGCCATAAGTAGTGTCCATCATTAGTGGCCATAAGTAGTGGCCATAGTGCCTGTTAGTTACATCTGACAGTTTACAGTCACATAAGTATAATTATCTGGTGGGGGGTGGCCATACGGAACAGTGGTACAGTTAAAGAATTATAGTCACATTTGCCACTTGCCACTTGCCAGTTTACAGTCACATGGGTATGGTTACAGACATATAGTCACAGAGGCATGGTTACAGAGGCATGGTTTACAGTCACAGTTATATTTATATATATTACTGTGACTGTAATAATGTGACTATAATTTTTTAACTGTAATTGGAGGATGTGACTGTACGGTGGATGGTGTGACTGTGACTGCATGTCTTTAACTGTGGGGTGGCTAGTTAAACTCGACGGTTAAACTCGTGCTTCCACCCCCCTCCCCCCCACTCCCCCATCCAACTGCCGGGGGGGGGGGAAGAAAAGAAAGCGTTGTTGTTACTACCACCACCGTTTTTTTGCAGAAGTGGGACAGGGGTACGGGTGAAGAGGGGTAATGAGAGAGCGCAGATGTGACTGCAATAATGTGACTATACGTTTTTAACTGTAACGGCACAAGAGCGGTGTGGGACGGGTCTGAGAGAGCATAGCATAAATGTAATAATGTGACTGTAATAATGTGACTGTAAACCATGGAGATGTAACCGTGGAGATGGGGGATGGGAGATGTGACTGTACGGTGTGACTGTACGGTGTGACTATAATTCTTTAACTGTGACCGTGGGGAACGTTGGCGAACATGTCAGCCTCTCCGTTGGGAAATGTGCGATCCATCAGCTTTTTGTGTGACTGTTGATTGGTCTTGAGTCCTCCAACTGGCACTCCTTGGGCAGCAAGTAAGGCGGCTCCAGTTAATCGTTTTATTCTGAAGGGGGAAGATACCTCAGAGAATACCTGAAGCCACCTGTTTACTTCGCTGATAATAAGTGCGGGTTCGCCTGTGGGCAGGGTGCGGAGAGGGAGTCCATAGTTTTCCACCATGTCTCTTATAGGCTCAACTGATTTGTAATTGCCGAGATAGCGTCGTATTGCTGGCCATCCACGTATCCAACCGTCATCTACACTCACGTTTGTAACCCCCGCATGATAAATGTAACTGTGTGCATGGCAAGGCGGCAGACATGGAACGGTAAATCGCAGTAATGTGATTATACGTTTTTAACTGGACTATGGGGGGTGGGGGATGTAAAATGTGACTGTACGGCAGGGGATGTGACTATAATTCTTTAACTGTGGGGGCGGGTAAG